AAAGTGGTAATGTGTGCTATAATAACTTATGTCACACACAGTTTATCAACACTGGGATCCACTTGAAGTTTGCGTAGTAGGACAAGCATATCCACCTGACTTTTACAGTTGGATAACTGATACCAGCACCCGCGCAAAGTTCCAACTAGTAGCACAAGAAACAGAACAAGACTTTCAAAAACTTATAGCATTATTAGAACAATTTGATGTACAAGTATTACGTCCTAGTATTCCTAATACATTTGAAGATTGCATGGTTGATGGCGTTTGGGTGCCACCTCCTGTAACTCCTCGCGACTATTTTATACAAATACACGATAAGATGTGGGTGCCTATAGTACCCAATGCAAATCATGCACACAATGCATTTAAGAAACAAAGTACTAAAACATGGACAGAGTTCCAAGCACATGATAAAGCAAAGCACAATAGGAAACTAAAATTCTATGATGATATACTTGCCCAGTGTAATGTCCAAGAAACAACTAATACATATATAAGTGGATGTTTTGTAAGCCGCATAGGCAACGATCTATTCTTTGCAACACAAACTATTTTTGATGATTGGGATGCTATACGCACAGAAGTAAACGCATTGTTTCCAAACACAATTAATCATATCGTAGATGCACAGGGACATGGAGATGCAGTGTATTGTCCTGTTACACCAGGTCTTATTATTAGCATAGCAGATGAAAGTTACAAAAATAGTTTTCCTAATTGGGAAGTGGTACACTTACCTGAGAGTCATTATGCTGCACACAAAATGTTCCAAGCAAGCATGAAACTTAATAGTGGTAAATGGTATATTCCAGGATTTGATAGTAATCCTCTAATTAATGAGACAGTCAATACATACATGGAAGACTGGATCGGTGAAGTAAGTGAAACTGTATTCGGTGTAAATATATTAATAATTAACCCTACTAATGTCGTGCTTGCAGAGTATAATGAACAAGCAGTAACGGCTTTACAGCGTTGGGGTATCACACCACATATTGTACCTTTCAGACACAAGTATTTCTGGGATGCAGGCATACATTGTGTTACAAATGATCTAAGTAGGCGAGGCATATGCCAACAATTCCATTTTTAGAAATGCAAGTAAACCAAGCATGTAACCTAGCATGTAAAGGTTGCAGTACCTTTAGTGATCTAAAGTGGAGTGGATATTTTACTTGGGACGATGGACGCAGTTGGCTAGAGCCATGGATAGGCAAGTTAGACCTACCTGCTATAGGCTACATGGGCGGTGAGCCATTACTTAATCCTACTATAAAAGACTGGATTAAAGGCGTACATGAAATGCTACCACTTGCACAACAGCGTTTTGTTACTAATGGAACACTGCTACAGCGCAATTGGGATGTGTTTAATTTACTGCGTGACATAGGGAACACAGTATTTAAAATTACATATCATCTAAGCACACCTGCGCTTGATGCAGCAATAGATAAAATATTTAACAAGTATGACTGGGAGCCTGTAACTGAGTTTGGAATTGATCGCTGGCTGGAACGTAGTACAAACTTTCGCTTGCAAATAAACAAACCAGATACGTTTGTTAGGGTATTTAAAAATGATTATGAAAACATGGCACCATTTGCAAGTAATCCAGTACAAGCATTTGATGCTTGTTGCCAACAACGTTGTCCGTTGTTGTACAAAGGAAAAATATACAAGTGTGGACATCTAGCATATCTACCTGAACTACTGGATAGATTTGATCGTCCTAATTATGATGCATGGGAACATGCACTTGGGCATGGACACAGCCCACACGATGACATGACTGCATTTGCAAACAACTTTGGCAAACCACACAAAGTATGCAGTATTTGTCCAACTGCTAATGATACACAACAGTTCGTAGATCATAGCACTAATGTACTAATAAAAAGCAAACTTCCTGTTGACATTGTAGCCTAATACATATATAATAAGTGAACAATTAAAGGAGTAATCACATGAGTGACAAAGTATTCTCAAGCGAAGAAAAAGCAAAACTAACACAACTAATCAATGAAGGTCTTACTGTACTGCAAGAGGTCGATGATCTTAGTGATGGTCTTAATGACACAGTAAAAGCAATTGCAGAAGAAATGCAGATCAAACCTGCAGTGCTAAAAAAAGCAGTGCGCACAGCGTACAAAGCAGACTTTGACAAGCACAGTGATGATTATTCACAACTTGAAAACATCCTAGCGACAGTTGGCAAAATTTAAATGCAACGTAAAATTTATAAGTTCTTTAGGAATAGTTATAGGCTAAGTCCTTTAGCGTTTTACTGTGAACTAGTAGAAGCAGCAATGCTTATAACTGCAAGTGCTATTCTCAGTATTACAATTCTTGATCCCAATGGCTGGCAATTTGTTCCGTTATATCTAGTGGGAAGTATTTTAGCAATAGTAAGCACATGGATACGCAAAGCAGCATTTGCTCTTGTTTTGTGTACTTGGTTTACATTAATGAATCTTTACGCACTAATACAACTGATAGGTGCTCTTTAATATGATAGTAGTAAGTGCGCCGATTGGCGGATATGCAAATCATACAATGTGGTTACTATGGATACACAATAAATTTAGTAGTAACATTTTGCCTTTAGGAGGAAACCCAATTAAATGTAATACTTGTGGAGCATTAGACAAATCGAAAGATAGAAAAGAAGACTTTATGCGTTATAACGTATTACGAGGAATTGACTGGCCCGACTATAAAGGACTACAAGAAACACAACTATCAGAAAATTTAAAACACGAAATATCGGAACATAGATTTATTACAAAAGTAGTAAAGGATAAAATTAAATTCATATTGAATGAAGTATATCCACCTGATCGTAATAATCAAAACTGGCTAAAAGTAGAACATCTATATAGAAATAGTGTAGAAGATTTAGGAGTAAGCCATAAAATAAATCAAAATACAACAGTAGCATGTACAGTTGATCCAGACATTGCTTTAAAAAATTACTTCAAATTGAATCGTACCAATGGAGTAAACAACAACGATTTTATACAAGAGGTAAAAAACTTTAATGAAAGTGCAAAAGATCACACTAGATTAGTAGTAAATAATAGTCTTTTGTATCAGAGCAAACTAGATTACAATTACTACAATACACTTGTAGAATACTTCAATTTAGACTATCAATATGAAAATGCACAAGCAGTACATAGTGCTTGGTATAATGCGCAAGTTCGCAGTGAGAAAGATTTTTTAAATTTAGTAGACACAATATATGAAAGATGCTAAAATGATACATAAACTTTGGTATGATAGGATAAAATAGTGAGTTATGTAGACGCATGGTTTGATAGAGAGCGTGATCGTATTCATGTAGTAGAACGCATAGCGGGCAAGCGAGAATATAAAGAGTATCCTGCCAACTATGTGTTTTACTATGATGATAAACGTGGCAAGTATAAAACTATATTTGATACGCCTGTAAGTCGTTTTGCAACACGCAATCGCAAAGAGTTTCAGCGTGAACTTAAAATACAAGGAAACAAAGGCACATGGGAAAGCGACATTAATCCTGTGTTTCGGTGCTTGGAAGAAAACTATTTAGGCAAAGATGCTCCTAAACTGCAAACTGCTTTTTTCGATATTGAAGTAGATTTTCATAAAGAAAAAGGCTACAGTAGTCCTGATGATCCTTTCAATCCTATTACAGCAATTAGTATATACTTGGACTGGACAGATCAACTCGTAACACTGGCTATTCCGCCTGGTGGTATGACCATGGAAACTGCACAGGACTTGTGCAAACGTTTTGATAATACTTACTTGTTTACAAGTGAAGCAGAGATGCTACAAGTATTCCTAGACTTATTAGATGATGCTGATATTGTAAGTGGCTGGAACAGTGAAGGATATGATATACCCTATACTGTTAATCGTATAACCCGTGTGCTTAGTAAAGATGACAATCGTAAATGGTGTTTGTTTGGACAGCAACCAAAGAAGCGCACATTTGAACGCTTTGGTAAAGAGAGTAATACGTTTGATCTAGTAGGGCGTGTACACTTGGACTACATGCAACTGTATCGTAAGTACACTTATGAAGAACGTCACAGTTACACACTGGATGCTATTGGTGAACATGAACTTGATGAACGCAAGGTTGCATATGAAGGAACACTGGATCAGTTATACAATCAAGACTTTGAAAAGTTTATTGACTATAACAGACAGGATACTGCACTACTAAACAAACTGGATAAAAAACTACGCTTTATTGATCTAAGTAATGTGCTTGCACATGAGAACACAGTGCTACTAATGACTACTATGGGTGCTGTTGCTGTTACAGAGCAAGCAATTATCAATGACGCACATGCTCGTGGCATGGTTGTCCCCAATCGCAAAAGCAGAGATGATGGTCCTAAAGTAGTAGCAGCAGGTGCGTATGTTGCATATCCTAAGAAAGGATTGCATGAATGGATTGGTGCTATTGATATTAACAGTTTGTATCCAAGTGTTATCCGTGCGCTTAACATGGGTCCAGAAACTGTAGTAGGACAACTGCGTCAAACAATGACTGAACATATGCTTCGTGAAAAGACTGCAACAGGTACAAGTTTTGCACAGGCTTGGGAGAATGAGTTTGGCAGTAGAGAGTATCGCGCAGTAATGAATATGGAGCGTGGGACTGAGATTACTATTGACTGGGAGAACGGTGACGAAGATACGCTAAGTGCATATGATGTATGGCGATTGATGTTTGACAGTAATAAACCCTGGACGCTAAGTGCTAATGGCACTATCTTTACATATGAACGCAAGGGAGTTATTCCTGCACTGCTTGAACGTTGGTATGCAGAACGTAAAGACATGCAGAAAGAACTTAAAAAAGCCAAAGATGATGGCGGTGATGTTGAGTATTGGGACAAGCGACAACTAGTTAAGAAGATTAACTTGAACAGTTTGTATGGTGCTATCCTTAATCCTGGCTGTAGATTCTATGACTTTCGTATTGGACAAAGCACTACACTAACAGGTCGTTGTATTACAAAACGCATGGCTGAAACTGTAAATGGATTGCTTACAGGCAAAGAAGAATACACAGGCGATGCTATTGTTTATGGCGATACAGACAGTGTGTACTTTAGTGCATGGCCCATGATGAAAGAAGATGTTGAGGCAGGTCGGCAAGAGTGGACTAAAGAGATTGTTACACAACTATATGATGATATTGCAGATCAAGTCAATGAGGAGTTTCCTGTG